TCAGTCTTCCTTGGCGAGCTCGGTATCCTGAGCGATCAGCGCGATCAAGGCGTTCTGCTGTCGGTGAGCCAGCTGACGGAAACGCTGGAGCAGCTCTCGTTCATGCAGTGACAGCTCAGGACTGTCCAAACGCATGCTCAGATCGTCGTCCAGAGCGCCTTCCTGCAGCAGGCTTTGCTCCAGGCGGGCGATGATTTCCGAGTTCATGCTGCGGTGATGATTACGCGCTACCTCAGCGATGCGTTCGCGCATGCCATCGGGAAGCCGAACCACGAATTTGTCAGCCGTGCGGCTGGAATAAACTGCCTGTTTCATAGGGCGCATAATTAACCGGTTAGTCAGGTGGGCGTGCTGGCGTATTGCCGGGGTAGTCACCGGTCTGACAACCACCAGTACTCGCTGTTCCGTCGACCAAGGGAAAAAATAGAAGACGGCTTCATGGCGCCAATTGTACGACGAATCGGTGATTAGTAAAGTGGTTGTGCTATCAAAGTGCCTTTACTGTGATGCAGTCCATTTTCCACAGCGGGGATGAATCAACGCAGTACCGGATCGAACTTTATTTTGCGCCCAATCATCAGGGCTATCAGGAACAGCGTCCCAAAGACTCCGATGCCCGCCTTGCAAGCGGCAGCTAGCGCGCCCGGCTCCTGTATTTCTGCGAATGCACCATACACACAGGCCGCGGTGAGCAGTAGGCAAGTCAATGCGAACTTGGACATGAATATCTCCTTTGCGGAACGATCCGCTCAAAATCCAATCCCTTAAAAGACCCAGCGTTGCGGCTGAGCCAATGTGCTGCCCTGGGTGGCGCTCAGGGTCGTGATCTGGGCCTTTTCAGCGAACTGCACGCGCTGAGTGGAAACTTGCGGGGTGGGCTCGTATTGATGCGCTTGCGGTTCGGCTGCTGGCATTTGCATCGCCGCCAGCGCGGCCAGTGCGAATCCAGTACTCAGGAGGGAAACCGGCTTGATCATGAGCGTCATCCTTCGCGTCACATTTGATTGCCTTTCATATTGCACGCGCTGTGCCAAGCCTGAATTGCTTTTAAGTCGTTTAAAATCAATAACTTAGCTTGGAGTGTGTCAGGGGCGAGCTTGCGCTTTGCACGGATGCACGTCGCGACCAATGCAATTTGCATGATGGCAAATCCCGGCCGAGACAGGGTTCCAGAGATGGCGGGTGAGCAGCGTTGGCCCCACGAACGACATGACAAAGCGCATCTGGCTCGCTAACATGCCGGCCGCGCAATCAGTCCCAGTAGCTCAATTGGATAGAGCATCCCCCTCCTAAGGGGAAGGTTGGTGGTTCGAACCCACTCTGGGACGCCATATATCACGCGCCTTATAGCACTTTTTGTCCTTCCGAATAACGCGCTCATGGGTGCATTGTGGGTGCAAAAAAAGAAACGCCCGCCAGCGCATAGCATGACGGGCGTTCCCCCCGATCCAGACTCTCTCTGGTCAGGCCCGGTCCAGACTCACTCTGGCCGGTCTATTGCCCAAACGCGGGCGGGGTGTTGGCTGTCACCGGCCAACCCCAAAGTGGGGCTAGGATTCTCGGCCGTACAGCGTGACGGGGTTTTTCTGAACGAGGCACTACCCGTCTGATCCTCGTCCTGGTTATCCCGTAGGACCGCCCAGGCCGCGGTGCGAAACTAGATCAAGCCGACCTCGCACATACACACCAGCTCGGTGCGCGTGTTGTTGGGCAGGATCGCTTTCAGGTTGTACTTCTTGCCGTGGTAGGCCAGGCGGTGCGCCGTGGTTAAGTCGTCGCGGTAGCTGATCGTCACGCGCATCGTTGTGGCCGATTGCTGAGCGTCAGCGGCCAGGAACTCGCGCCCGTTGATACCTTCGATGCTCGCCCACTCGGTGCCGATGGTTGCCCAGCCCTGAATCATTTCCCCGGTAACGGGATCTTGCGTCGAGGTATAGGCTTGAACCTCGACCGGATGACGGCGGCGCCCGGTATTCATCACAGCACCGCCATCGATTTATACGGAGCCAGCAAGAGCTGGTAAGCCGTGTTCTCGTGAATCGGGCGGTCGGACTGGCGCTCCCGGTTGACGTACAGGTCGCCCGTCAGCAGCAGAATTGCGGCTTGGATTGCCTCGGGCATGGGGTCTGGCAGATCGTCGCCCAGGTACTGCTCCACGTGACGGGTCGCGGCGTCCAGGTAGAGCTGGATCAGCGGGTCTTCCATTGCGTGCATGACGCGCAAATGTTGCTTGGCTTCGGCCACGGTAATCATACGAAGAACACCTCGGTATCAATCTCAAAGGGGGCGGCTGCGGCTTGGGCGGCGCCCATTGCCATTGCCAGGGCTTGCAGGCCGTCGATTCGGCCCGTGCGGCGTGATTTGTCGAGCTTGCGGCTGCCGGCCGGGTCTTTCACCGCTACGGCATTGGCGGCGCACATGGTCAGCACCGGGTGGTTGCCGTGGGCTACCCGGCCGTTCAGCAGTTCGGCTTCCAGGGCGTCGAGTGCCGGGGCCATATCCTTGAAGCCTTGACCGTGCGGCACTAGCGGCAGATCGAGGCCCAAGCGGTCGAGTTCTTTCTTGAAAATGTCGATACGCCAGCGGTCGAAGGCCACGGCCTGAATGTCCACGTCGGACAGGATCTCAGCCATATCGGCGGCCACGGCCTCATAGTCCACCGTCGCGCCGGGTGTCGTGCGCAGATAGCCCTCGGCGGCCCACTGGTCATACGGGGAGCGGTCTTTCTTGGCGCGGTCGAAGATGCCCTGCTCGGGCGTCCAGAAGTACGGGCGAACCTGCCAGACGCCTGCGGTTTTGCCGATCAGCACAAGCGCCGTCAAGTCGGTACGGGCGGACAGGTCCAGGCCGGCATACACGGGACCGTCGAAGGGTTCCGGCTCGGCATCACAGGCCATCCATACGTCAGGCGATATGAACGGGCTGTCCAGGCTCACGCGCTGGTTTAGCAGCAGGTTCCGGGCGGTGTTGGACATAGACGGCATCCGCGCCGCTTGCTGCATCTGCTCGCGCAGGTCGTCTTCGGAGCGGAACAGGCCCAGCGCCGGGTTAGCTGCTTTCCAGGCATCCTCGTCTAGCAGATCGCAGCCCTTCGGCGCGGCGTACAGGTGGCAGACGATGCGCGGGTCTTTCGACTGCTTGGCGTCGTCGATCCACTGGCTAAGCAGATCGGCATCGTTCGCCGCTTGGGTACTGATAGCGATCAGCAGCGGGTCAGCGTGTGCGCCCTGGCTGGTCGTGATGGCATCCACGAAGTCCGATTGCGGTCCGCGGATCTGGCCTATCTCGTCGAGAATGGCGAGCACCGGGGAAAGGCCGTGTGCCGTTCTGCCGTCAGCCGCCAAGGCGCGAAACTCGGTATTCAGCGGCAGGCCGATCAGGCGTTTTCCCGATGGCACGATGCGGACGATCTTCGACAAGGCCGGCGACTGTTGAACCATCTTCGATGCCAGGTTGAACACTAGCGCGGCCTGGTCGCGGCTCATCGCGCCCGACACTAGCTGGCTGTTCTGCTTGGCTTCAGGCCCGACCAGATGGGCCAGGATCAGGCCAGCGATCAATCCACTTTTCCCGTTCTTACGGCTCACAGATAGGATGGCGCGCCGGGTGCCGTGCGGGTTTGAATACACGTCGCGGATGAACTGCTTTTGGAACTCGGCCAGGACCAGCGGCTTGCCCACGTCCGCACCTTCCGGCGTGACGCAGTAGCGCTCGATGAACTGAATGATCTTCTCGGCCCTGGTCATTGCATCGTCGCCAGGGTTGGGATCAGGTCGTCGTCGAGCTGAGCGCGGGCGTCTCGCTCCAAGGCGGCACCTTTCGGGATGTTCTGAGCCTTGCCCACGGTGGCGATGGTATCGACCTTGAGTTGCCGGCCAGTGGCCAGAGCGCGGCGGCTCATCTTGTCGAGCAGATCGCAGGCGGGGTTCGGCTTGCCGTCCACCAGCAGCCCGTCACGGTCGATGGCATCTTGCAGCGCCTCGATGTCGGCATACGCACGGGCAAGGCTCCCGGCCAGGATCAAGTCAGCATCGGTCCAGGTATCACGCGGGCGTGCGGTGACAATGGCATTCCAGAACGGCCTGGCAGCCTTCCCCACGCGCACAAACGCAGGCGGCGCTATAGGTCCAAGCGCAACGGCCTGAGCGGCTGCTACGGCGGCTTTGGCGCTGTCTGAGCGGGGGCGGCGGGCGGTCACTTTCATCGGCACTTAGCAATAAAAAAGCAGGGGGAGGGCGGTCTTCTCGCCAGCGGTTGCTGGTGATTTTTCCGCCTTGTTCCACGGGTGCGCCGGATCAAGTGGCACGCCGTTCACGTCGCAGCCCAGATAGATGCTTTTATCCATCGACGCGGCTGTCTTGAGGCTATGACAGGTGTGGCAAAGGCTCTGAAGGTTCACCCGGCTGTTGTCGTCGGTGTAGTCCTCGCGGCTGTCCTCGATGTGGTCCACGTCAGTGGCAGGCACTACCAGGCCGCGTGCGGTACACATACGGCACAGCGGCTCACTTGCCAGCACCTCGGCGCGCAGGGTCTTCCACGCGGCGCTGTTAAGACTTAACGTCCGGCGCTTCTTCATACGTTCACCTCGTTAACTGGCTTGTTAACTTGGTCGTCCAGTCCGTCGATGGCGGGCAGGTTCTCAATGCGGCGCACCTCAGACCGGAGCATCCATCCGTCCTCGATGCCGCGCTGATAGAAGTTGGCGCGGGCCAGGCTGTCGCCACGCAGCAGACCTTCCACGTTGTGCTCGACGAAGAACGCGGGGTTGTTGATGCACGCCCGGTTGATCGCCTGTTCCCACATCACCAGGTGGCGGCGCAGGGTGTTGGTTACGAAGAACCGGGCGAGCTCGACCACGTTCGAATAGTTCGCGGCTTCCATGTCGCCAATCATTACAGGTGGCACACGGAACAGACGGGCTGTCTCAACGATGGACAGGCGGCGGGCTTCGATCCACTCGGCATCCTCTAGCGTCATGCTCACAGTCTTGAACGTCGCGCCTTGCGGTAGCACAGCGGTCTTGCCGTGGTTGCCGACTCCCGATTGACCAGCGGACCAGCTTTCGCGGATCTGCCCGGCCTGCTCTTTCGTGGTGCCGGGTGGCGTCTCGATAACGCCCGATAGCTTGGTGCCTTGCTCGAACATCTTGGCGCCGTGGGTACGCTCGGCCAGGGCCAGGCCGATAGTGTCGCGGGCTACCTGAATCGGTGAGCGTCCGAGAATCCCATCGTCCGAGTGGTAACGCAGGTGCAGGACTTCATCTGCCAGCAGGCGGCGCTGATTGCCTTTGCCGTCAACGTGCTCATAAACCAGATTGCCCAGGCTCGAACGCAGCACCGTGACGCTATCCGGGTGCATCGGCAGCAGGGCTTTCACCGAACCGTTCGGGTTCCACACGATTTCCGCATAGGCGTTACCACGCAGCAGGACGTGGCGCTGCATCTGCTCGCGGAACTCCAGGGCGGTCTGGTAGTTGTTCGGGGCGTCGTGCAGCAGACGGTACAGCGGGTGCGTCTTGGCCTTCTCGCGTCCGTTGTCGGTGTTGCGATACACGTCGAGCGGCAGGCTGCCCACCGTCTCAGAGATAGCCGCCACGCAGGCATAGACGGCGCTGATACCTTCGGCGGTGGTTGTGTTCACGTCTACGCCAGCCACGCCAGGAAAGCCCGTCAGGCGGTCGTAATAGGTGTCGAATGCCGGGGTCGTCGGCTCGGGGCTGGATCGTTTGAACAGGCGCGGAAACTTCACTGGCAGGCCTCCAGATACAGACGGGCAAGGCGAATCGAGCGCGGCAGCTTCGACCGGACTTGAACACTCGTCGCGTCATAGGCCGGGTTGGCCGTGATGGTGATCTCGAATAGATCCACGTCTCGCAGCTCGCGGACGGGTTTCGCGCCTTCGGCCCAGGTGTCACGAACGGGCAAGAACCCGAACGAACAGCCGGCCACGTCGCCACGCTTCACCAGCTCGGCCAGATCGCGGCCAAGGGTGGTGTCGGGAAGGTCCAGCTCGAATGCCAGCCCTTCGGAATCTTCTGTTAGTCGCAGAGTGCCGGCACCCAGGCGACCTAGCAGCGACTTGCCGTCGTGCTCATAGATCGCTCGGATGTTTCCAGCAGAAGCGGCGGCAAGCGTCCGGGTGAAGGCACCGGGGCGGATGACTTCCACAAACTCGCCCAGGTCCGTCTCAGAGTTGAACCGAGCGGCATAGCCGGTCAGCTTGCGTCCGTCAGGCTTCAGCCCATTGCTTGCGCGCCGTTCCATTACGCTACCTCGGTCGCTACGACGAAGCCTTGCGGGTGGCGCACGGCGGTATCGACGGTGGCCATAGCGCGAACCTGAATGCCGCCACGGCTGTAGGCCGGCTCAGCGTAGGGGTTCACAAGAATGTCTACCTCGGACCAGACGCCCAGCATCACTTGCGAGAAGTCGCCCAGGATCAGCTTGCCGGCCGGGACGTTCTTGCTCGCTGCCAGGGAAAGGCCAGCCATTGCGCCGTTGTCGTATAGGAAGCCCGAACCGGAACCGGCGACCTTCTCAGCAGCAGCCAGGGCGGTGCGGATGGCGGCAGTGGTGAGCCAGCGACCGTTGCTGATATCCACGTCGTCGAGCATTTCCAGCATCGCCAGAACGCCGCCCCAAGTGGTCGGAACGTCGCCGGCAGCTTGGATGCCAGGAGTGTTCAGGATGCCCAGCGGCTGACCAGCCAGACCCGAACCGTTGATGATCGCGGCGTCGATCTGCTTGGCGATCAAGAAGCTCAGATCCTCGCGCACCAGTTGCTCGATGGACGGGGCGCTCTGCTGAATGAGCTGGCGACTCATCTCGGTTTTGCCGCCGACGTGCTTCGGGGTCAGGGTGACTTGATCGAAGCTCATCTCGGCTTCCGGCACGGCCTGGCCTTCAGTAACCCAGCCGGTTTCGAGGCCGCTGCCGAACTTCGGAATCGCGACGTTGCCACGCAGGCCGGTCATCACGCGCACGCCCATCTGGCGAGCCAGCAGAGCCTCACGCAGCGGGCCAATGTAGTCCTGAGCGCGATGGTCGGTGCCGACCAGTTCAGGCGCGGTCGCGGTGGTGTTGGCGCGCTTCTCGAGACTGGCGAAGGGTACGAAGGCGCCCTCGGCTTTGCGACCGCTGCGGCGTTCAGCTTCGCGGGCATATTCGGCCTCGGCACCGTCCAGGCTGCGGCCTTCCATCTGAGCGCGAATCACGCGGGTGACGCTCACGGAGTCGGCCAGACGGTCGAAGTCGGCAGAGGGTGCGCCAGATACCGGAGTGCCAGCGGCGCGGCGTTCTACTTCGCCCAGGTATTCGGCACGCTCAACCTGAGCGGACAGGGCGCGCTCTTCGGTCTTGAGGGTGTCGAACTGCTTGGTTTCGTCGGCAGACAGATCGCGGCCTTCAGCGGCTGCGGCATCTACCAGGGTTTTCATGGCGGCGACCTTGGCGGAGCGCTGCTCGCGTAGGGCGGAAATCTTCATGTATTCGATACCTTTATGGCGGTCAATTGGGTTTTCCAAGTGCCACCATAAAGGTGTTAATACTGTAAATCCATACAGTAAAAGTACAGTCAGAGAGGGTGTTGTTTGGTGTCGTCCGGTAAGGTTTGACGGTACGAATGGCAAGGGAAAAAGGCGACGAACGGTCGCACTCATATTGCCGTTTTGGTCTCAGTGAGACGATTTGGTCTCGGTGAGATATCCCCAGTTCTGGGGAAAACCCTCTGCCTTGATAGCGGGAAACCCTTGAACTTGATCAGGTGAAATCGCTGATCTGGTCCGAGTCGGACAGGTTGGTCTGTCTCGCGTGTTGAAAACGACACAGTGTGTTGATTTCTACACAGTGGAAACCCAGCAGTAACCCAGCCGGTTAGGGTTGGGTTTCAACGGACGTTGAACAGGTGTTGAACGATCGTTGAACGCTTAGGGCACGATATGTGCTCAGTTCTGAGCGCATTAAAGCCCCGCTCGGTGGCGGGGGCTGGTGGGTCAGTGAATGCGCCTGGTGTCGAGTGTCGCCAGATCCTCGTCACTGAGCACGCCGGCAGCGAACAGGCCTTGCAAGAATCCCGACAGCATCTTGGTATCCAGCTCGCCCCGTTCGGCGTCGGCCTGGTACATCTCCAACGCGGCGACCGCTCCGTCACAGTGGGTGACCATTGGCGCGATCTTGGCGAACAGTGCGCGTTCTCCCGGCTTCATGGTTCGTAGCGCTCCAGCAGTTTGCCCAGGCGCTTCGCGATCCCATCCAGGGCGATGGCGCAGTTTTGCTCCATCTCGCCGCCACGTAGCTGGCAGAGGTCGGAGAAGATTCCGAGCAGCATCACTTGGCCGAATGCGTCGATCTGCGCGCCTTGGTCATCGACCACGATTCCGCAGTCAGGGTCGAAATGAACGATGTTGGTCATGCGTGACGCTCCTCGTTTGTAGCCACTTGCTGCCCTGAATATCAGTAGATACCTGGCAGAATCTAAAAGGGTGTTCACTTTCTGAACACGTAGAACAGCGATTACGGTTCGGTTTCTGGACACGTAGGCGATAACGCCAAACCGAACCGGATAAACCCGAACGAACAGAATTCGCTACGTGTTCACTATCTGAACCGGTACGTGTTCATTTTCTGAACAGGAAGAAATCGAATTGAGCAGTGTCGGCAAAGGGCGCAGCGGTGCTCTAGTCGGGCCTACCTCAAGGTCTTTGCCGGGGCACTCGTTTACCGGAAGCCAGGACAGTGCGTAGAGCGCGCAGCGGGCGCCGTGCTTGTTGAACAGACTGCTACGAGTCTGAGTGATCCAGCCTGCCGACTCGAGATCGCTGAGCGCCTTCTGTAGCGTCGACGGTGAGCCGATCCCCCATTCCCTAGCCATCGTGCGCGTGGCTGAAAGATCGCCGTTGTTGCCCCCGTTGTACTGAGACATCAGCTCTTGCAGCACCACGCGGGCAACGAAGCTCAATGCTCGATGCCCGGGCGATTGAACGAGGCGCCGCTCCAGCCGGAAGAAAGGTGGCCCCGATTTGGGCTTTGATTTGCCTGCCATATCGAACTCGCGCAATGGCTGGCAGGGCAGGGCGCCCCGCCAGCGTTATGGCCGCTAGGCCGCGGCTTCTTGCATCAGGACGTATTGCCCCACGCGGTGCGGTGGCCGTCCTGCCTCGGTGGCCTGATAGGCCCATTGCGTGCGGATATCAAAGCCACGACGACGCAGACGGCGGACCGTTGACGGCGGGTGGACGATATCTAGGTCGTTGGCTGCCTCGATGGTCGTCACTGGATGAATTCTCAGTGCTTCCAGAAGGCGGCGGTCTTGCTCGGTTGCGGAGTGTGATGGCATAGTTCAGTCCTCACTTGGTGCTATCCAATGTGTTTGCCCCTGGCGGTGTTGCAGCACCGCTTCGGGTTTCCTTCCTACTTTCCTTTCTCATGTCCATTCGTCCCTGTCCGGGGCGGCGTAGCCCCATGCTTCGTTTGCGGTTGCGCAGATCATCGAGCCCATCGCGGCAACGGCAGATACCAAGTCGTCCCGGTCTTTATCGCTAAGGTTGTGCTCCTCCGCGTCAGCGCCCAATAGCCGGCCGATGCCTTCCAGCCCTTTGCCCGCGTGAACCAGCACCTCGGTATTGCGCTGAATTATGTCGAGCGCTTGTCGGTCAGTGATGCGGCTCATTGCAGGCCCTCCACGCGCTTGATGCGCTCCGCTTCGCAATCCATGTAGTTGCTCAGATCGTCGGCGAGGTACTGCGCAAGGTTGGCGAGCTCTAGCGCATCGCGGCCGTTCTTGTGCGCGCAGTTGAGCTGGATCGCTCTTGCTATCGAGCCAAGCCACTTGCCGTGCTCACGCGCATAGGTCGCCAGGTCGTAAGCGTCGATTGCGTCCACTTTCTCAGTTGTTGCGGTGTTCATTTCGCTAGCTCCAGTCGAGAGGCGCCAAGGTGGCGCAGGTGTTCCAAGTCAATCAGTCGGGTATTGGTTGGCAGTGCCAGCCATCCAATGACTTTGCCGCTGCGGTCGATAAGATGGAAGGCCCGTTCCAGGGCCTCAAAATGGGCGTTCATCGTGCGTTGTCCTTCGCCATACGGTTCAGCCAGGCGCGCAGTTCCTCAACAAGGATCAGGCGACGCTTGCCTGCCTTGAACGACACGAGGTCGCCACGGGCGATGGCTTCATAGACGGCGGAACGTGTGGTGCCGGATGCGCGTGCGGCCTCTTCAGGACCGACAGCGAGGGGTTGCAAGGTTGCGAGTTGGGTCATGGTCTTCTCTCCGATTCCCCGGCTTCTTCGCCGGACGAGCAAAGGCTATGACGCAAAACGCATTGAGTCAATTAATTTAATTGAACGTACCCGGATTGTTGTGACTGGCTGCGGTTTGCGTTACCTTGTCAACTGCATTGACATAGGGGCATGACGTGGCCGGTAGAAAGAAAAGCGAGAAGGCGCCGCCTAAGCTGGTATCGGTGTCGTTCAGGCTTGAGCCAAGAACGAAGTTCGCTGCGGAGATTCTTGCGCGCTCCCAGCATCGTTCGCTTGCTGGCACGGTTGAGTGGGCTATCTCTAAAGCCCTGGCGTCTCAGGATGTTACGACCGGCTTCGGTACAGGCACCCTTCAGCAATTGGTAGACAGGGTCTGGTCTCCGGACGACCTTGAGAGAGTTATTTATTTAGGGGCTCATGCCGACCATCTTTTGAACCATGAAGAGTCATGTGTGTGGGCTGTTGTGAAATGCAGTCCAGCACTGTTCGAAATTCATAGCGTCGATGATCAAGGGCGTATTCAGGCATTCAAAGCGCGTAGAACTAGGCTCGCTTTTGCTCGTGGGCTGATTGCGGAGCGGGCTCAACAGTTAGCCGACACAGGGACATTATTGCCGATCGCTTTAGACGAGGTTGAAAAAGCCAGCAATGGAACATTGAAGGCCTATGAAGAAGAACAGGAGATGTTCTCGACGCTTGATGCTTTAGCTGCTCCGGACGTTGCACATAGTGGCCGGTTCCACCTGAAGAAAGCCGATGCGGGATATTGCTTTATGCTCTTATCGGACAGCGGCGAATGCCTGCTCACTAGCGAATTTTATGACAGCAGAGAGGTAGCGCTGGAAAAGATGGAAGCAGCCCGAAAGGCTGCCGACACGTTCGACTTCTTCCGGGCAGTCAGAGAACAACAGGCCCAAAGCTAGATCAGCTCCACGGCGGCCGCCTTGCTGTCCGGTGCAAGGTGGGCATAGCGGAGCGTCATCTTGATATCCGCGTGCCCCAGTAGATCCCGCACCGTGTTCAGCGGTACGCCAGCCATCACCAGCCGCGATGCGAAGTCGTGGCGCATATCGTGCCAGCGGAAGCCGACGATGCCGGCGTTCTTCAGCAGCTCCAGCCAGGCGGTTTTCACGTCCGTCATTGGCTTATCGTCTTCGCCCGGGAAGATGTAACCGGTGCCAGTCGCCTGGTCGTACCATCCCTGAAGAGTGGCCAGCGCCTCGGCGTTCAGTGGGATATGCCGTGTCTCGCTGGTCTTTGCGCCTTCGCCGGCTACCGTCAGTGTCTTGGCTTGCAGGTTGGCGTGATGCCAGCGCAGATTGAACAGCTCGCCGCGCCTCATTCCAGTGTTGAGCGATAGCAGAACCATCGGCTTCAGGTGATCGGCGAAGGCGAGGGCGCGAAGGTCTGGCAAGGCCTCTCTGCCGCGTTTTGCGCGCCATTCGTTCGCGCTGTCACGCTCTGCTCTGATGCGTTCCTCGCGTGCGTCCAGCGCGTCCCTAAGGGCTTTAGCCTCGGCCTTCGACAGGTAGCGGATGCGGCCGATCGAATCGACCTTCAGTTGCTTGACCTTCTCCAGAGGGGAGGCGGGCAGGTACGCCCATTCGACCGCGCGGCTGAATACTCCGCTGATGCTGCCCATCTTCCGGTTCGCGGTGGCCGGCTTGTTGCCGCCGTTGAGCCAGGCGGTGCGGATCTGCTCCAGATCGCGGCCGGTTATCTCATCGAGGCGGCGGCGCATGATTGGCTCGAAGCTAGTGTCGAGCGTGTGCAGGGTCTTCTCGTGGCCTTTGTGGTGGGCCTTGAACCACGGCATATAGTGGTCATCGATGAAGCTGCGCAGGGTAGGGGTACCGGCACCGCGGCGGCCTTGGGAGACTGCCAGCGGCTCGCCGTGCTTGCGGGCCTCATTGAGGTACTGCAGCGCCTCTTCGCGGGCCTGCTCAAGCGTCAGGATGCCGACACGGCCGAGCGTCTTCTTGCGACCGCGTGCCCAGGTCACAACGTAGGACTTCGCACCGGCCGCCGTCACGCGCACGAACAGGCCGGGCACGGTGGTATCGTGGACTTCGTATTCCTTGCCGGTGATTTCCAGGCTGTTCAGTCGGCGCGCCGTCAGCTTCTCTCGCAC